CCCATCCTTTATCACTAATTGTGAAAGTGAGGACACCTGGGTGCGACCAAAGTCCAGTTTGTGCAGTAAAGTCTATGCTCTTATCTATTGATGGTGCTTGAAACCAAGTCCTATCACCTTGTTGCTTCATTCTTAAATGATGATAATGTGCAGTTACTAGAATCTCACTATCTCCACTAGGCAAGAATCCAAACATCTGACCCTTCCACCATGCTTCAATCTTAGCTTCAGGGTTGCCGCCACGACCACCGCTCATGTGTCCATGAGTAAAGCTACAAGACTTACCCTTAATCATAAGTGTTTGATGAAATCCCTCAGGTATATTTACTTCTACTTTCCCATACCTCTCAGGATTAGCAGACATAATTTCCTGGCATATTTGCAAGTGCATAGTATCCGAGTTATCTAATCTTGATGTAGCAACTTGACCTTTACTGGTCCTGGACATCTCACCATGATTACCTGGAACACCTGCAAGAACTAGCTTCGGTGCGTGTGGTAAGAATGTGTCAATCGTTTTCATAATCATTGACCTAGCCAATGCGTATTGCTCAATCAATGACAAAGTAACATTGTGTGGTTGGCTCTCAAAGAAAAAAGGCGTACAGTTTTCAGTAAGGTCACCTAAACCTACCATATAGATTTCATCTATCTGTACTCCGAGTTTACGCAGGTCTTTAATCCTGTTTACTCCATCTTGTAATGCTCTATCGTATCTCTTAATAGTGTTCTCAACTCCATAATCTTTTTTTCCGAGTTGCCAGTCACTCATAAACCACATAAAAGCGGTATTACCTGCATTGTATTTCTTCTTTATAGGTGGTTTTCTCTTAGCTTGTTTGAATAATTCTTGAAAATACCTGTCATGTCCAGGCTTCTTTTTTCTTACAATGCCTTTAAACGCATAAAAAGTTTCAACTGTTCCACCTTTTAGCTGTGTATTCCAAGATGATGCTCTTACACTACCTTCAATTTCGTAGTGTTCTGGGTCGAATCCCCATTCTTTTAATATAGAATCGAATTTATTTCTGTAATTTGGGTCTGTTCCTACATGAGTAATCTCACCTAGACCAGTCTGTTCATTGACCTCTAGTCCTGGTTGCCACCCAGTTTTGTAGAAATTATTACCCCATTCTTCTGGTATGTTAGGCACTATACCTCCTTTGCCCTGTCAACTTTATTATACAGGACAAAGAAGATTAGTAGGTTATTTAGATACTTTTTGCGTACTAGAACCACCAATTTGTTTTTTGGCGTAAGCCTTTATGACAGCAAGAGCGGCAGCTCCTCCTGATAAAGCAGCTAATTGGACTGTTTCCGCTTCAATTCCTACTAAAGGTGCGATAGTTAACGCTCCAATAAAGGCTTCTACGAATGTCCAAGTAACTCGTTCTAGCATATCTTTAAGTTCTTCACTCATTGTATACTCCCATGCTTCGTTCCAAGGAGTCCACCCCACATCCTTCTTGAATGTCCCATCAGATTTTCTTTTTCTTTTGCTTTGTGCAAACATTAACTTATTACTCTTCCTTTAATTTTTGCATTTAATGCTATAACACCACCATTAATCTCTTGTAATTTTTCATATACACTATCAGCAAGTATCATGTGGTCTTTTGCTTTGTTATCTACTGGTTTATCCTCCAATAACTTACTTATATTTAAGTATTCTATAGATACTTTCTTACCTTGTAGCAACTGACCTGCAATTTTCGCATACATTTTTTTGTACGCCACAGTGCTGTTGCCGATAAACCCATCCTTAGATACTTCTAAGTCTTGTTGTGTTTCTCCTACAATTAAACAACCTGATGTATGTTCATCAGTGTTACCAGTGTGTATAAGAATATAGGTAAAGTTAGGCACATCTTGTATGTGCAACATACCATAGTGAGCATTCTTATATCTCTCTGTATACTTGGCGTGAAATCCACCTGTTTTTCTAAAATTAATGTCGTATGTGCCTTCTGGTATGCAAGTTTCGTGCATTACTTTTACCGCTTGATACTGGTCCTCTAGTGTATAGCACTCAAAAACACCATTAATAAACAACATTCCATTAGTCGCATCCTTACCGAACTGCGTTCTAAGAACTTGTAACTTCATAATTAATCCTTTCTAAAACTGATGGTCAACAACCATACAGCTAATGTAATTATAGTAGCTAACCCTGTCACTTGCTGTGCAGAACCAGTCAATGTAAGCGTTGCAATAACTAAACCAACCAAAGTCCAACTAAGGTTCAATGTTTCTTTAATTGCTTCTACTAACCATGACCATAACTTTTTAATCATTAACTTCTCCTAAATATGAAAGCTGCCATACTAGCTATTCTAGTCAGAATAACTGGCACTACAACCTCTTGTGCTTTTTCTCTTTGGTCTTGTGTCATGTCATCACCTATGTTTGATAGTGTGACATCTTCAAAATCTAAATCAATGAATGTTTCAATAGGATTCTCTAAGAAAGATTCGTAGTTTACTTCTGTTACAACATCAGCAAGTGTGTAGTTCTCTACAGCTGCGTTCTCTACAGCTCTCTCTACATATTCTTCTACAGCTTCTGCTATTACTTCATCATCTTTTACAGATTCAGCAATAATAGCTACATCTTCTGCTTCTACTTGTAGTACTTCAGCTACAACTTCTACCTGTTCCTCAGTAAGCTCTGCAACATCTGCAATAGCTTCCTCAACAACAGCTTGTACTATCTCTTGAACTTCTACAGATACTTGTTCCAAGTTCTGTACACCAACATCATTAACTTCTTCTAAGACCTCTGATGCTTCTTCATTGGTAAGCTCTTCGACATACTCTTGTATTGCTTCTTCTTTAGCTTCTTCATACTCTACTAACTCCTCTTCTGTAAACTCTTCTATCTCTTCTTCTGTTGCTATTTCTAACTCAATAACAATAATTTCTTCTATCTCTGCAACTTCAACAGCGACTTCTTCTTCAGTAAGTTCTATCTGTTCCAGGTCCTGTTCCTGGGGTATCTCTCCAGTGACATCCTCGTCAACAATTTCCTGTATTGGCTCATCCAAAACTTCCTTGACATCCTCTTTAACTTCTTCATCTATAATCTCCTCTTCTACTTCATCTTGTATTGGTACTTCATCCACGATTTCGGTAACAATATCTTCCAAATCAAATTCAATAATCTCGAACTCAATAGGTAGTTCTTCAAACTCCAGTACCTCGATTTCAAATTCTTCCTCTTTTGGTGGGTCGAGTACAGTATCATCATCTTTAAGAATGATGTCATCCACAGCTTCTTTATCTTTGACAGCATCTTCTTCAACAACAACCTCTTCTTCTGTAATTATTATTTCTTCTTCTATAATATCATCTTCAAAAACTTCTACCTCTTCTATTATGACGAGGCAATCACCACGCTGTATCTGTGCATCAGTCATAAAGCAACCAAACTCTGACTCGTTATCTATTCTTTCCTGGTCACGCTCTATAGTTCCATCATTGACATCAGCTTGTGTATAGGTTTTATCAACACCTTCAACAACTATATCTACAATAATTTCTTCAGGTGGTGGAGGTGGTGGAGGTGGTGGTGGTGGAGGTGGTGGAGGAACAGTTGTAGTTGTTGTAGTAGTAGATGTAGTAGTTGTTGTAGTAGATGTAGTAGTAGTTGTAGTAGGAATAGTGCTTTCATCTACATATTGCCAGTACAATGTATCTAATACAGATATATCAGTTAATATAATTTCAAACTTTGTAATAAATTTATCTGTGTTGCTTTCTACTGCGTTGTAATCAGTGTATGATTTATAAATAGTTTCATACATTGTGTTTAAGTTTGAGTTGCTTTGTGCATTTTTGCTTTCTGTTTCATCTGTTCCATCAGCGTAATACCATTTAATAGACCAAGCATTATTTACTGCACCTACTACATAACCTACTTCATATACATCTTCTGCAAATTCAAACAGATAAGTACCACTTGTTATTGCTAATGAGTTACCTGTAGTTCCATATCTATCTTGTTCGTTAGTATAAATATATGCAGTTTGATTACCACCAGTTATAGTTAAACCTGCTTGATAAGTACTATCACTAAAATCTTCTTGAACTGTAACTTCGCCAGGTACTTCTTCTGCGAATACAGGGGTAGGTATTAATAAGAATAATGCTAGACAGAGTCTTAGCATTACATTACAAGTGCTGCTACAACTCCACCTATTGCTACAATTAATGTTAATACTTTATAAAATTCTTGTTTGTCTAACTTAGAATCTAACTTATCTTCTATTTTGTCTAGTCGCTCAATAACCATATTAAGAAGTTCCTTTTGGGTATAGCCATTGTTGTTTGACATTTATGGTAAATCATCCCTAGATAGGAAATCCCATTCCTTATCTATGTTACTATCTAGGTCGTATTTGCTTATTCTTTTAAGATAAGAACTAATTTCTTTTAAAAAATAACCTAGCAAAAATCCAATTATAAATTCCATAAGGACGATTATAACA